GCCCGAAATGCAGATTGTTACGACCTCAGCTTCTTCCGACCCCGGCAGGGGCATACCAATGGAGCTTCCTCCAACGGTCGAAGTAAGAGGTCCCCATGAACCTTGAGACGTCTCTGGAAGCCACATAGTATTGCGTGACTTCCGTTGACGGGATGGTACGACTTCATCTGGCAGAGTGGCATACAAAGCTTTATTCTTTGCCATCCTGATCGCATGTCCAAGTGATGCTATGGACATGCCGTCCTCCAGGTATTGTTCAAGCTCACGCTTGTACGACCCAGAGGACCTCGACGAGTGTTCATTCGTACCACCTCTACCGGAACCACTACCAGTCTTCTGATACAGAATTGCTGCTAGATCGTAGTGGGATTGCTCCCAGTCGAATCTAGGCTGGTTCCGGACTGTCCTAAAGAAACATAAATCATACCCAGTGGGCGCCCTCACGGGCGTGCCATCCGGAGCGCGAACAGAGCAAGTACGCTGCTTAACGGGGTCGAAGATTTGCACCTTGGACTCCTGCAGATACCGCTCGCCGACCCAATCCTTTCGGATCAGGTGGCCGTCCCCATAACCATCGGGGCCGAAGAGTAGTTCGCTATCAGGTGGGATGTAGGACAGTAGTATCTCTGCTGCTTCGAGCTCTCCTTTACGGAAGAACTCGTTATGCAGCACCCTGAGGTACTCAGGGGAGATATCTTTCTTAAGGTACACAGGTCTAACATTTTTACCAAATAACCAGTCAGTGCCGCACGATTCGCGGAAGGAGCCAGACCAGAACGACTTGTTCAGATTGACTACCAACCCTACTGCGTGGAACACTTTCAGGACGAGTGGGACACATTCCACGGGACATATGATATCGTCACCATAGACGCTTACTGTGTCGTCCTCGCATTCGAACTGATCAGCGCACGCACGTACAATAGCCCAAAACAACAGGCTCTGTACGGGAAATGTGTAGCCGTTCCCCATTCCGGAGAACTTCTCCATCTCCAACGTGCGACCCATAACAGATACACGGTCTGAGCGAACATCACTCAGAGCCGCAAACCATTCAAGGGGGTACTGATCCATCACCAGACGATAGGCAATGTTGTCCGATGCGCTGGTTAGGTCCAGAGTTGCTAAAGCTCCGGTTAACGATCCTCGTCTGGCCATAATGCTTTGTTTACTTTGGCCTTGACGTATATCGACACCAACGGTCAGCAGCTTATCGCGGATACAATCGCCGTACGCCGTTTGGGCGTATTTGTTTAACGGCGGTTCTTTAATAATCGCGCGATGCTCAAAGACAGTTTTCAGTACGAGCTCGAGAACAGCTGATTCGACAATCAGGTCCATAGGGACACTGACGAGTGGACAGTACGGGACAACAAAACCCGTATTGCCGCCGTAGTCGAACCCCGCGTCCAACGGGGACGGACGATGGTGTTCATACGATACCGCGCATGAAGCGCGGACCGTCACCATCCTCACATCAGCAGCTCGAGGTGCCGGTTTGGAATCGCCTGAACGGGCATAAAACCAAGCCGGAGCAGCACCTATCACACGGGTAGCTAACCCGCTGAGATACATGCTCTCGCTGCATGCTAGGTCCGCCATCAATTGACTTCTGATGGACGAATCTTTCTTCTTAATTTGAGTCGAAGCACCGGAGGTGAAACGAAAGTTCAGCCGATCAAGACTAGGTACCTCTCCTAACACTTGTGAAATTTTTCTGCTGGACGCGAAAAGGACGCGTTCAACTGCTGGGTCGAAGAAAAAACGACCAGCTTCACGCATGTCGAAGAGACTATTCGTCTTGACACAATTGATCTCCGTCTCGATAAACTTCTCGAGGGCCGCACGTTCGGCGTCTACCTTTAGCGGTAGGAACGGCGCCTTCTTGAAGAGTGCGGTAATCTGCGCCTGAGCGTATACTTGCTCAGGCCCCGCAGTATAGTCTGGCACTGCTTTGCACACTGCTTCCCAGTCTTGGCGCCTCACGGCGTTCAAGAAAGGACCATCCGCCAGCCTTTCAGCGAAATGGCCGCAGAGGCGCAGTGCCACAGACATACTATCTTCTTCACGGAAAGGATCTGACCAGCCAGATAAGGACATCACACAACTCCAATTGGTATGTGGGTACGAGATCGTAGTAGAACAACGCTACGATCCCGAGGATCACGCTGAGCCGTGCCGGGATCGGAATCCCGGCAGCGCCCCCCCGATTAGGTGGGGGCGACAAGTTGGCTCATCAGCTCGTCGAGAACACCGGCCGTGGCGGCAGAAACAGAAGTCGCCACGTTGTTACCGATGTTCATAACGAACTGCTTCGCAAGACGACGTCCTGCGATCGTGCCTCGTTCGTGGAAATGCCCGTAGATCCCGACGGTATCCGTGTACGCCACTTTGGGCGCCGCGGTATAGCCGAAAGAGTTCTGACCAGAGATCGACTCCATGACCGGTACTTCGATGCGGAAATCGGTGTGCCACACGCCCGAGCGGGCAGTGCGGGTCAACGTCAACCGCGCGGTCACTTGCGCATAAGTCGGGAGCGAAGCGAGTTGCTCGCGCCAGACTGCCTCGATCTTACCACTCTTGCCGTTCACGCGTTCAACGCTGACGGCTTTGAGGGTGTGTGAGACGGGAGTCGATGCGCCGTCGAATACGACGATATCAGCAATATTCATAGCTGAAAGGGGCCTTTCAAGAAGTTAAAGAAGACGATACGACTACCGCTGTGGCTTATAGCCACGCTTGCGGATGTGAACCAGCCGCTGCTCCCTAGCCTCATTGGCGAGGTCGCGTGTGCGGTTAGCGTCGATCTTCGTCGCGAACCCATGCATGACTGCTATCGCTTCGAGTGTATGACGGAGCCGGACGGACGAGTCCTGATGAAACAGGGGCTTGAACGTCGGCAAGTCAACACTTAAGCCAGCACCGCAACGCCTTAGAACGTGCACCCCATGGTCAAACGTGGGGTGATCGGCCTGAATCCTCCACCCTTGTGGGTGTCGGGAATCCAGGACCTCCCGGTGAGTACGCGTTGTAACCGTTTTAATGGTAAACACATCACCGAACGTCCGGGCATTTTGCAAGCCTTGAAGATACCCGCCGATTGGAACGAACCAATCAGCGATCCACGAGAACGGTACCCTCTCCCACAAGGCAGAGGGGATGTCCGTGGCGCCCAACACATGGTTTGCGTTGGGCTGAGACTTCAAGATGGCGACGAGTTGCCCCTTCACCACGATGCTGCCACGATAGCGGGCTGTAACACCAGAGTCGTAATCCCATTGGCCCTTTTGCGTCCGTCGCGCCGTCACCTTCTGGTAGACGGGACGATCAAGACGCCAGGCCAAGGCACGAGCAGCTGCCCCTACATCATGGATAAGGGGTTTGATGCCGAGTTGGTACTCCATGTACCGATCTCGCACTGGTGATCCTTGCGCCAGCCACTTGTTTTCGTGCCGTGATTGTCGGGACCCGAGGGACGCGCTAGTATTCCGCGTGTTACCAAGGATCCGTGCTGCGCCAGCCAAGTCGCCAGAGGCAGCCTTTTGCAGGCTGCGGGCGAGCTTCTTGGCCTGACCCCCAATCATCTTCAAAGATCTGTCAGCCTCCGCAGCCATAACGGCAAGGTTGGCATCGACATGTTCTTGAAGCTGGGATCCAAGTTTGTTCGTAAGAGCTAACTCGTCGTTGGCATCCCAAACCTTCGTAGGAGTACCGAGTCCGAAAACACTCTCAACTAGAGCATCCTTGAATATCACGTCACCGTTGGGGCGTAAGACATCCCCAGCGCCATAACTCATTGAGTGCAAACTCATGGTGTAGTTATGGTTTTCCTCTTTGCGCCGCTTCCGCTCAGCATTTTTAGCTGCGCGGTACGCTTTGTCATGGTAAGCCCTGACATCGCGCACCCTCTGTACTTCCCAGTACAGACTGGATATGCGGCCTCTTACGTTTAGAATCGCCCCACTCAACTGGTCGCGTTTGGTTCGAGACGTACTACGTCCCAATACGCGGCGTCGGTCCTTGAGGATTCGCAGTTCGGCACGTAGTGCCTTCAGCGTCTCCACTAGTTCCCGATACACACCACCATCGTCCGGAATAAAATCTGTCCGTTTGATGGGGGTCCAGTCGTCGCCTCTTTGATCTTTAGTGAAGCGGCGTCCCGTCAGCCAACCATGTTGGCCGAGTGAACGGTGGTCGTTATCGATAAAGCGATTCATAGCATCACGAGAGTTTAGGTTTTCAAACCCCCGCATTGGCGAGGAGCCAATGATGGAAGAGCCCTGGTG